TCCTTGGTGATCTGCATATTAACTGTTTGTTGTAGTCAACATGATGTAGTACGCAGTACCTGCGCTGTCCACAATCTTCAATGAGTTTGTAGCTGCGCCTTGGGTATTGGCTGTAATCATGCCAGATGGAACGTTAAACAAGTTAGCAACTGTGCCAGTGCCGCTGTTTGTAAAGCGGATGAAAGAAGCGTTTGTCCAAGTACCGCCAGAAGCAAAGTCAGAGTCAGCTTGAATAGCTGCAATCGTACCGCCGGGGTTTGTGGAAGAACCACCTAAAGTAGCGCGAAGAGCGTTACCTGCGCCGGAGATAGTGCCAGAACCGTTGATGCTCAAGCTGATGTGGGCACCGTTGATTGTGCCGCCTGTAGCGCCACCAGCGCCTGTCACTCGAGTCAAAGCACGTATAGTTTCGCCAGAACCAGTGGAAGTAAATTCCAAACGCTGATAAGACAAACGTGTATCGCCAGTAGCAGCAGAAGTCGTAACATACGATTCCGACACATTAGTAGCGGTAGTCTCAACGATAGGGGAAGAAGCTGTTCCGGTAATGAAGCCATTGTTAGATATGACTGGGCCGGAGAACGTGGTGGTTGCCATGATGTGTCCTTACATACAAGTGAAGTGCATTAGTCTGTATGTCGTCAGCCGGGACTGTCTAATGCACCGGAAAACCCCGGAATGACTGCAATATACAACAAAAGAAAAGGGGGCACAAGGCCCCCTTCTCACTTTTATCAGGTCGAACCTGAAGATCCAAACATACCGAGAGGATCAGACCAGCCGAAGCTATAACGCTCACGAGCCTTATAGCGAACGTTACCTGTGTCGAAGTCGCCGTCCATGCTGTTTTGCAGCGGTGTACGAACGAAGTGCTTTAGACCGTTAGGCACGTCAGTGGTCAAGAACCAACCGTTTGTGTCTGTCAAGAAGTGATTGACAGTGTAACCTTCAGGGATTGCGCCCATTTGCTTCAACGCGTTGATATCGTTGTCAGCAGTAGCTACACGCAACTCAGTGTCCAACAGGCGCTTGGCCGTGAACATCAAAGCTGGAGGAACAATCAACTTCTTAGGCTTAGCAGCAATCAGCAAACCACGCTCATCTGTCCAAGCAGCGATTTGAATAACGGCGGCTTCCAAGGAAGTCTCGTTCAAGTCAGCTTGTGTAGAAGGAGTGTTGCTGTTGACGCCACCAGAGATCAAGGGGTGCTGTGTGTTAAACAAAGACACGCCGTCGCCACCGGGGTAGCTGTTGGAGAAGCCGTTGTTCAAGACTGCAGCAGCCTTAACTTGCTTGGTGTAAGCCATGGCACGAGCCAAAGACTTGGTGTAACGAGCAGACAAGCTGTCGTACAAGTTATCTTCAATCGCTTCTTCAGTGATTGAGAAACCCAAGGCGATGGTTTCGTGTGTGTATCGAGTTGACCATGCTTCTTGTGCATTGTCGTAAGCGATGGCTGAGCCCTCGTTCTTGACAGGTGCGGCTGAGAAGCCAGAAAGCTTGGTCTCTTCTTCGAATGAACGCTCAGAGGTCTCTGTTTCGTAGATCTCTTTGTGCTCTTCGCCGTAGCGAGCATACTCCATACCGAACAAAGCGTTCAGACCGGGGAGCAACTCTTTCAGCAGTTGTGCGCGTGAAATAGCCATGATTTAGCTCCTTGATTAAACGCCAGAAGCGATAGTGGTTGTATGAATCTCAAAGTTCCAACGAACGATGAGCTCGGGGTACACGACGTTACCTGAACCGTTAACGTATGAAGTCTCAGGGACAACATCGACAACATTCATAGGCAATGTACCTGTAACAGCAGAAGAGGCAACTGCAACGCGGCTATCGCCAGTCGTAGTCAAACCAGTGTTCTGCACCAATGCTACGTTTGTACCAATAACTGCGTACTCAGTAGTAGAGGAAGGCAACAAGCCAGAAGTAGCGTCGTCAGGTGTAGCGCCAGTAGCGATCACAGCTTTAAACAGCGTGTTGGGGTCATTACACACAAAAGCGGTAATAACTGTGCCAGTAGGCGCTGCTGTATTTGCTGGGAAATACTGAGCAAAAATGACCTGACCTTGCGCGTTAACGTAAGAGCAGCCCAAGAAAACACCAATGATCTGCGACGTAGTCACAGTTGCACGGGCGGTGTTAATAGCAGATTTGATAATCGTGCCAGTGTTAATAATCTCTACGGGGTCGCCGTAAAAAATACTAGTGTTGTAAGCAGAAGCAATCTGATACTGGCGAGTAGCGCCCGCAAAGGGAGTACCACCGTACAGATTGATCGGCTTTAGCCCGTAAGGGGCGTTTACCGTTGGATAAGCCATAAAAGACTCCTAAATTTATGAACCAGAACCGAAAGTGACCTTGGTTTTCTTTTCTGAGAAAAGGGGCATCCGAGGATCGCTTTCACGAAGGAAATTGTTGTCCACTGAGTCCATCTGAGCCTTGTTCTGGTTGGAGTAGTACTCCATCCGTTGTTTCAAGAACTCTTCCGGAATACGGCAGAGCAACAGACCGCCCACTTCAACGTTGCCTTTAAAGCGACCTTCCGTGGTAGCGTGCATCATGAGCTCGGGATAATCTTCTGCTTTGCAGGGTTCGTATCCTTCGCGTAACTTCGAAGAAATGTTACTTGGATCCGCATTGCCTAACGTGCTTATACGCACCCAACGGTGCGACCAGCCCGGACGGTTGTCAGGGCTAGGAAGGGCTTCGGGAGGACGCCACGCTTCTGGGCGTTGCATCACTTGACGAGAATCCGCTTCACGAGCAGTACGGTTTTGTGTCTTTCCAGACGTTAATACTTGATCCATTATTCACCTCTTTTCAGTTGAGCAACCTGTTTAGCGTATTCTTCCAAAGGAACCCCAAGACGGCGAGCAATCGCTGCTTCGGATGCCTTCAGCCTAATACGATTAGGCGGAGTGCTACGGGAGGCCGGAGCCACCACATTAGCGGGTTTTGTTGCACGGCGCGGAGGTTCATCCTCGTAAGCCGGTTCTGATACCTTTTTCGAAGGAGTATCATCTTCATCGCTCTGAGCATCGTCATAATACTCAGGAAATCTTCGGCGCATTGTAGCGTCTACTCGTTTGTAGTAGTCATCAGACCCCACAAAGTCAGCACCGTGTTCCTTAGCCAGCTTCTGATGCAACCCGAGGGCGGAAGCTGTCATTTCAGGATCGGTACCAAACCAAGTGTTTTTCTGCATCCAACGCTGATCGCGCTGTGACACATTAGGCTGATTTGTACTACGTTGTTGTATTTGTACATCATTTTCTTCAGCTTGTAAAGGCCTCATGTTCTGAACTTTGTCTAAATTCAGTGTTGCCCGTGAAACTTCTGCTTGTGCATCTACCACAGCATCAGAATCGCCGGACTCATAAGCCTCTTTATATCGCTTCTTAGCATTCTCAAATTCCATCTCTGCAGATGACTTTGACTGCTCAATGTACGCTCTTGACCCAAGTGCAACTTGTTCCTGCAACTTGCGGTTTTGCTCCCATAACTGCTTAGTTAGCTTTTCAGCCGCTTCGCGTTCACGCAGTGCTTCTTCTTTAGCACGACGCTCATCATGGTAGCCACGTGTAAATTTCTTCAGACGCGACTGGACTTTCTCGTCATAAGAGGCGAGTTCATCTTCAGTAGGGTCTTCAGGTGGTGTGTCATCGGGCTTGCGGCCACGATCTCTACGAGGGGTATCGTCTTCAATTTCTACATCAAAGCTATCATCCTCTACTGCTTCGGGTTTACCCTTAGTTTCCTTCTCATCGGGAAACTCAAAGTCGTCGCCCTTAAACTCTGTTTGTGCCATTAGTTACTCCTTATGATGCACGTGTAATACCACGGGGGTCTTCAACGACTGCTTCAACCGAATCATCATTGAGGATGCGGAATTCACGGCCATGAATCTTCAGACGGGTGCCTGAATTTGGTCGGACGATGATGAAATCACCTTCCTTGCAACTCGGCCCACTAGGGAAACGAGTGGTGTCTTTGTAGCAGTCAGGCCCAAGCTTGACGACAAATAAAACGGGAGTGAGTACTTCCTCAAAGTGCATAGATTGGCTGGATTTAAGAATTCCTACGTCACTCTCTGCATACTCCTGCATAGCTTCAGGCACCACACACAAAATGTGAAATGTACGTGGGTCAGGCAACTGCTTGGCTTTATCTTCGGCGGGTTTGTTAAGAATGCCAGACAAGTCCACAGCAGCGATGTCATATTCAGTCATCGGATTTCTCCATTTTTTGCACGAGCTCATTAATAATATTTTCTGCAAGGTTGAGACCTCGGATGACCCCGCAGACTTGGCGATACTCTTCTATGTGGTCGGCTCTACCCGCCGCTACATAGGCTTCTCGCTCTTGTTTCAACTTATCAATTTCTTTGACGACATGCGCCAAAAGTTTGTAGTCGTTCAATCTTTCTCCCTCTTAGGTTTTTGAGATGCTTTTTGTGCCATTTGCATGGCCACTTGAGCGCGGTTTTTGGCAATGTCAACGCCAAGTTTTGCACCTTCAATAAGCTGTTGCTTCTGAAGTTT